GTGTATTGTGTGTAAGAGAACGTGCAATGCTCCGGGTGAGAGCTGTTCTCCAAAAACCTTCTTTGCCCCTTGCTCAGTGAAGGTAAAATATCTGAGGTGAATGTAGCCAGTAGGCGTACTATTACGGTGTTGACGGCGGATCAGCATTGTTGAACTGCTTCTTGCCGGAGGTGTGTGAGTTTGGCGGTAGACGGCCCCCTTTAATAACTGGGGCAGTACTCGTTACCTCTACCACTGGTGTGGGTTGAACGAATGTTAGCAATGGAGGAACAGGCCAGAGATATGTAAAGTCATCTCCTGCCGAAAACCAAAGTGTAGTTCCATCTGTGTCTGTAGTCACTATGTCTATAGGTTGATCAGTCATAGTAGCTAAGGTCGCTGGAACTCCATTTGATATTGTTGGGTACCATGCCACTGTTGAGTACCAAGGGATTACTGTACTCAATAATGACGTGGGTTCATTCATTGATAAAAGTGCTGACGAGGCTACGGTGAAGTTGCCTGTTGGCGATTGCATTCCTGCAAATGTCGCAGAAGTCATGGTTCGAATTCGCCTTGAACCACGCCAGAACGCGAAACCTAGGGCCCATCGGTGCACGGGCCAGTTAAGCGTTGTGCCGGAAGCTTCTGGAAATGAAATCTTAGTTGCATTAGTTGGGTAAAATGCTTTCAGAGTATCGCTTATTGTGGATGAAGTGTCACCCATTAGTAGACCATGTTCTTGCATTCCATGGGATCCATCTGTTATAGGATCAAACGATTCTGCAAATTTATTAACCAACGAACACTGAGATTTCATATCTTTTGTTGCCTGCATTGATGTTGACCAAGGGGTCTGGTCTCCACGTCTCAAACACGCGAGCTGGTAATCATTACCTGCCGCTCGGTATATATTGACGTAGTATATGGCATCTGCTGGCAAGGAAGAACCTTGGACATCTGTTAATGCTTCGATGGTTAACCACATTGTGTGATCGGCTTGCGCGCTGACTTTGCTCCAAATCGTTGGGGACAGATAAGGAACTGTAATCGTAGTCCACGCGTCGCCTTTCGCATCTACAATTTTAGAATGATAAGCGGAACCTTCTTCAATTGTAGTAGGTGGTGAGAGCGAATAAGAAATAGAAAATCGGAAACGACATGAATAAAATGCGGTACCAACTAAATGTATTAAATAACGTATAGAGCCTCTCCAGTATTGATATTGCATGGTCGCAAACATCAAATAATCTGGTTTAAGGGTCTGAGATGTAGCAATCTTTATTGGAGAAATCGGCAGGGTCGCCACTACTCCAGCATTGACTGCTGTCGTCATATAAAACAAAGATGGTATCTGGGCATATTCAACAACTTTCATGTCTGAATTGGGCATATCCATATCTTTCGCTACTGAGTAAGCTGGAAACTGTGAGAGCGGTTCACAATAATCCACTCCTGTTAACATTGTGTGACCTCGCATGCGGCGAGTAGCAACAAACGTAACTGACTGATCAGTTGAAGGTTTGTCCAAATTATCAAACAATGAAGCACCTAATTTTAGGAGTGGTGTCATGAGAGGAACGCTGTTCGTGATTGGTGAAATCGCGTCTACAACGCTCGCCGCTGAAAGGCCTTTCTTGTCTTTGGTCTGTGCCTCTTTGTTCTGTTTATGTTTATTCTGTCCCGACGACTGACTCTGCATCACTTTCCGTGAGGAATTTGATTTATTGGGAATCGGTGGTGGTACTGGAATGTACGCATATAGTTGTGGATTCATCATCTGAAGGAAAATGGATACCGCAACAGTATCTGTTACAGAACTTGAGGAAGTTAAGAGAGGATTAAGCACCCGCACACTGAATTTTGGTGTATCGACCAATGAAGTGTAGTTCAACAAATCTATATGAGGTTTATGTGATATATAAGGAATCTCTATTTCAGCAGAGTCCTGTAAAGAAGCAGACAAAATGACTGGTCTGCACATCATAAACTCAAAGGGAGATGAGTATACAACAACAGCATTCATAGGCGGTTGCCAATACGCCGCTAAAGTTCCTTGATGGTATGGAGTGGAATTCACCCTGACGGTGATCTTCCAACTACATCTCAAATAACGGTACAAAGGAGGGATCGTATCCAAATCTCCAAGCACTTTTTGAACTGTTAACGACGAGTTGACAAGGGCCAATAAGGGGTCCATAGCAACAATCGATGTGCTAGCGCTGGTCCAGCTGTACGTCCCGACTAATACATTCCTAGTTATTATACCTGTTGGGGTCTCATTAGGCATAGGATTAACTTTGGAATATAAAGTTACGAGATCGTTTTTAGTAGTCTGGCTAACGACATTGCTGGCGTCTTCGAATTTGACCTGACTATCCTGAGTCGAGATGTTCTCGTCAGTTGCTTGTGTTAAGACTCTATCGACGGAGTCTGTGTTTTCTTGGGTATTGAGTTGAGCTGCTCTATTTGCCTATATCCTCTAGCGAGCAAACTAAAGGGGAGGTGAGGTGTCGGTGTGAGCAACACGAGGAAGCAATACTCTGCTAGTTGACTTTAGCTGAGTAAGATCTATCGTTCGTGAGTGTTGAATCTCCAATCGGGTTGGAGGGGCCCATTCAAAATCAGTAAAACACTACTGATACGTTTTTCGGCAGATCATGCCAATATCCTTGGGATAAACTCTCTTACAGGTGAGACACACCTGGTAGCTTTGCAACTAGCACACTAGTATATTAAGCAGTTTATCCAAAGTCCCATGTTTGGCCTATCGGGATGGCTTTGCAATTAAGAGGTTGATTAACCCTTATCTAGCACACTAGAATATAAGGTCATAGCAACTTTACTCATGTTTAAGGCTATCGAGATGCCATATTTTTATTGTATAGAATTAATTATGACAGTGACGGTGAACAAGTTCTGCCATCACATCTTCATACATTTTCGAAAACTGAGGTTGATTGACAGCTCTCAAAAATACATTAAGTATAATTTTATTCTTTTCAAAAAACTTCTTACCATGAATTGCCCACTCTATGAGTGCGTTATCACAGTTTATTTTAAATTGAACTTCTGGACGAAATTCCTTGGATTCTCGAATCCATTGAACCATTGAGTACAAAGTTTGTTCAGATAAGGGGGCACTGATTAAACCTTCACTAAATGTGTATTTCCTCTGAAGGAAAACTACCGAATCAATGTTACGTCCTAAGGGAATATCATCTCCTTTATTAGGGTCTGTATGTTCATGATTAAAATATTTCTTGGCTGCTTGGGCAATGGTCTGCCCATTAAACCAAGATTTAATGTCTGGATCGAAAGCTCCGTTGACGTCGTCTCCATAAACTAACAATTCAACGAAATCTTCAAATTTCAACGGTTGAGAAGTATGTTTTTGCGATAATTTCTTAAAAATCACTCTATTTTTAACTGAATTCAAAACAGAGTTCATTAATGAGGTTCCAAACCAGCCAGAAGGCTGCATGTCTACCATCATAACATTATCTAATACAATAACAATAGGAGAGAAAGCGGAAGCTAAACACGAGAAAATACAAGCTAACCAAAACGGGTCTTTGGTTATCCTCTTTTCAAACTGTTCAGTAAATCCATATGATACTTCAGGACAAAAATTAATATCCCATCCTGCCGTATCATTGTCAAAGATGTTCTCCATATCTTTTCCAAAACGTGTCATGCGCTCGTAAAGTATTCGCCAGTCAGAACTATAAGGGTTCAGTCCGACTTGAATATCTGCCAATCGAGTATGTTCAACTGCGATTGCATAAGCGCCCAACGCCATTCGAGAAAAAATCAAGTGATCTATTGGTCCATTCAAAAACATTCGGGTAAAATATTTATGAACTCGACTAAGCTCACGAGTTTCATCTTTGAGTATTCCAATGCAAACCAAAGGTACTATCTTTCCTTGTGCTGCCATGTCCAATCTGTATTGCACAGATGCACGGAGCATAGGATGGATAAATTTGGTTTCTTTATTGATGAGTTCTGATCGCTTAATACCTGCAGCCACATAAGGAAACGCGCTGGAGGTAGAAATATCAATTCCATCAATATTCAGTGCTTTGCAGCCAAAAACTGCTTCTTCAATGGTCAACATTCTTAAACCACGATTAGTGAGATAGGTCGGAAAACATCCATCCCACACATCGTCATCATAGAATTCTGGGGGCATCTTAAGCACTTTCTTTCCTTTAAATTTTCTAAGAGAAAGCGAAACTGGGTCTTGCTCAATTCCATTTTCATCCAAACCTTTTCTTAACTTCGCTGGTGCCGTAGTTAAGGGGTAAGGAGGAGCCATATGAACTGGTCCTTTCTCTGTTGAAATTGTAACTCCTGTTGCAATAGGGGACTTATGCAACTGAGTTTTTCCTGGGAAAGAAAACATTGGATTGACTTTGGCAATTGTTGTCATACCTTGATGATAACGATGCAGTCTTTGACTTTCATCAAACTGAACATCGATTTCTGGGGGCACATATATCTCGGTCATACAACAATTGTTTTTCATTACTTCATGTACAGGTTCGAGTTCCACTATCTTGAACAGTGGATCCCATTCACCTTGAAACATTGGTGCAATCAAAGATCCATGAGAATCTGCTGCTACATGTAATCCTATTATTTTGGTATCGTACTTCGTGTTATAGAGTATGTTTAAAGCTCCACACTCTCCATCTTCGCCTGGTTGGTCAACTGCATAGTATCCGCTGACTGAACCTGCTCGATCGGTTTGCCTAGTACGAGGTTCCATATAAGTAGAATGATGTATTGATCGCATTCCATCTGAAACTGACACACGCGCTGCGCCAGTAACTTTATCCGTTATTTTCTCCTTCATAATATGCTTACGAAGTGAAGGAAACGGTTGACAATTTGTAAATCTAACATAAGCTAAATCTCTGTCTTCAAATCTGAGAACTTCTCCCACGATTAATTCTTTGTATTCTTCTGTATCGCCTGGATTGTAAAAAATGTGTACTTTTTCACATCCTTCATTCATCACCATTACGTGATTTGCCGTTGCGGCTACAGATCCCTCTACAAAAGTTAACCATGCGTAGGAAGATTTCCCGTTTTTGCCAATAAATTTAGTCCATCGTTGATGACTACCTAATATCTTTGCTGAGAGCTTGTCAGCTCCATCATCAATAACTTGTGAGGTCATATTCTTAGGTTTTCTAACGATGCGCTTAATTATTTTGGCTTGTTTCTTTGCTGCTGTTTTGTCAAAAGATTGGCTGGTCATAGTCCATTTTTTAGCTAACTTGAATCCCATCGAAAGAAGGAATCCCGTCACGCACAATGAAAGAGCTGATAACGCAACCACTCCAAAAACGCATGCATAGAATAGAAAGTTCGAAACAATCATATCCCATACATCAGTTCTGAAATCTTTCGTTCGTGTCCAAATTGACGGATGAGCCATTGCATTCTGGTCCGGCATTAACTCATTCATAAATTGAACAATATCGTCTCCTGGATGTGCAGCTTGAAATTCCTCATTAGAGATACAAAATTGTTGAGTTCCGAATAATATCTGACTATAGTTACGCCGCGCGGTTAAAGGCACCGTTCGACAAACATCATCTGGCCATATTGGATAAGAAATATCCATCATAGCCATTGTTCTGTCATCATTAAACATTCTCCAATTTTGCGAAATCCAATGATCTGTTTCAAAGAAACGAGTAATTGTGGGTTGTCCTGGAAGCAGCATGACTGCCTTCACTACTGGGATGTGATGTACATTAATTCCTGATTGTACGGGCACTTGCCTAACAATGAATCGAAAATCCTTATCAAAATAATTATAATAAGCATGATAAACTAAAGATTTTGATCTATTGTCCATGGCATTCACACGCTCCCAAAAGCGATGGCGTCCATCATAGTAACATACCGGCCTATCTAGAATTGCTGAAACAAACAAATTCCATGATGGTGACAGTACGCCACGATGTTGACATAAAGAAGGATTTTGACAAGGTTGTGATGGATCATGTCTCATTATTGCAAAAGGATGATCCAAAACTTGTGATTCCATAACGTCTTCGTCGCTAAGCAGTCCCGTTCCTGCCGCTTCATTAACGTATGGATCATGTCGTGGAAAAAGAGATCCCTCATACTCGCGTACTTCTTCTCTTCTTTCATGAGCTTCTTCCAATCGTCGTATATCCTTCTTCAATTTCTTGACTCGCTTCCTATTCCTTCTCTTTAAATCTCTCATTTCTTGTTCCTGAGATACTTCCGGAGTTGGTTTATTATCTGAGTCATTATCATTATCATTGTCCATATCGTCATCTGAAGAAGATGTCGAGGAACTGGACGACAACAAAGGTGATGACGGTGGTTTTGGGAAAAAAGCATCCCAATCTTCATCAGATATTGCGGTCATTGGTTCTCCTTTTTCAAAATTAATTTGACGTATTGTGTATTCTTTTGCTATTCTGTTTATGAGTTCTATCGGGGTCACTAACTCACGAACAAACATACCTGGATTAGCTCCTGGTGTAAGAATTTCCACGTCGTAATCATTCTGAAACTGATCTTTATTTAATGCAGAAATGTTAATATTACTTGCTGTGGTCTTAAGTCTTAAGGAAACGTGTAAAGTTCTACGTCTCCAAAGAGCTTTAGTATCATGCAAGCCTAAATTAACAACATTGTCATTAATAACATTAGTAGTGGTCATAATAAGTGGTGATGTGAAAAAAGTAATTCCTTTTGATCCAACATCAGGCATGTCAACTGGGTAGGGCACAGTGTTGACTAGCCTGATCATGTCGTATGCTTCACGTCCACGAATTTCTGTATCTTTACTCTGGAATAGATCATCAATCATGGTGACCCATTGTCCTGAATAATTTGACCAAAATTTATCTGTAGTAGATCTAGGGTAAACCTGAGTCATGTCAATTTTAGGTAAACCAAGCTTTCGCCTGACACCCATAATTAAAGACTTCATAAACAAAGACTTTCCTTGCTTCGGTGGTCCTTCAACATACACCCAAACCGGCTCCTGTCGTCCATGCTTGTTGGACAAAGTGACATAAGCGGTTCGAACATCGTCTAGGACTCGGAATCTAAGATTAGTAATTGCAGCTTGCTTAGTCTCTGTAATTTTAGAATATCCTGGTAACTTAGTAGCAGCTTCCAATTCATCAAATGATTTGATTACCTTCAAACAAAAATCTCGGTCGGTTTTTAGTTTAGAGGCATCTTTACCCGTAGTTAGATCAACTAGGGTTTTCCATTTCTGATGAATCAGATGAGCTGCTCTTGAGTTTTCAAAAAAGGGTAGACCTGTTATCAATTGGGCAACAAAGTCTATAGCCTTCATACAATATAATGAAATAGTAGTGAGAAAAACATTGATTGAATTAAATGACACTGAAAATTTAGCGAGAGCTCCATAACTGCGTGAGGCAGTGAGTTCTGCGCGCGAAATAAAGTTTTCAACGTCATCGGGAAAGCCTGAAGCCTTCCGCCAAAGTAATTGCAATATTGTTTCTCGTACTTCTTCATCTAACACTTGTGATCGTGCTATCTTGTCATCTAATGGATCGGCATCAAATACATGCCCAATTACTGCTGATGAGAGAAAAACGAAGCCTCTGATTACTGCTCGCATAGCGAGAAACCAGCCAGCTCCGAATACTCCCAAAATAACTATAACAAGAATAATGTAACAAACAATTTGGAAAAAGGCGCCAATGACGCCTGCTTTGAGTGCTAGTCCTTCTTTAATTGTCGCAAAGATTCTTCCAATTTCTTCTTTAACTCCTTCCATAAAACCTTGTGAGGCTTGTTTTCCAAGTGTGTGTGCCACCCCAGGCGCCGTAGGCGTGGGTGGTTGTACTGGGTTGATTTGATTCAACCATGTATTCTTTGCGCGTTGAGCGCGGAAGTGGTTAATTTTATCCATGATGAAGTCACGAAGTCCTTGGGACTTCATAATCTCAGAAATCACACCGTTATCGTGGGGATATAAATCCCTGTAACCACGCAAAATTGCTCGTCTTGTCTTCACTCCAACTTGAGGAGTAATATCGGGACAAGGTAACTTTGTTAAGTCTCGTTGAAATAGTCGTTGTTCTGTTGCATTGAGACGGCGAATTTTCGCGCAGTTCATCAGTCCATAACCTGAAATATATAAATCAAAGGCATGCTTCACTAAGTGAGTGGGCACGTATTGCAGGTTGTCCGTAGTATAACCATGATCGATTAGATAAGTATGAAAAGAAGTAACTTCTGTTTCAAAAGTTTTCTTTTTCTTACGAATCGGTTCGTCATGGACTGATCTATCAAAAGCGAGTTTCTGTTTTCTATATTTCACTGCTTTAGATCTACGTATTTGTTCGGTGTAGTGGTCTTCATCTAGGCTTTGCGATTTCATTGTGGGTAATCCTGATCCTTGGCAATCTTCACACGCATTTTCACAATAAATCATAACATGTCGAGCTAAGGATCGCTCGGCATCTTTACGACTTCCTGTTTGTGTGACATAAAACCACATCATTCGCCAGTTAAGTTCAACTGTGAATGTGGGTTGATGTGGAGGTCCTGAAGTTTGCTTCAACTGGAATCGAGGCGCACCAAAACGCTTCTTCTGAGCGTAGGTGTGTAGTGCTGACACCCAGTCTTCTGTTCCGTCATAAGGGGTTACCTCGACAGAACCTGGGTGCAATGTGAGTTCAAATCCCTGAGGGGATGGTGGGACATAAGGCACAAAAGGCGGGATATCGTTGGGGCCTATAATGGCTGATTGCGAAAGTGGTGGCAATGCAGCCGGTGTAGTGCTGATTGATGAGTGTGTAGTTGTTTTCACAACTGGTACTATATGATCTGGTACTTTAGGCAAAACAACTGGTGGTGGCTTGTTGTCTACAACAGGATAAGATCGTTGATATACAGGCGCTTTCGCACCTGGTGTGTAAACAACATTTGTAGTTTCTGAAGACTTATAAATTCGTGTTTCCTCTGTTTGTGGAACAATTATTTCTGAAAAATTTTTAGCTTTGTTGTCTGGAGCAACGAAGACTATTTCTTCTTCATTAATGCGTAATATGTAGTCTGGAATGTCTAGTTGTCTGTGTAATGCTAACTTTAAACTTTCTAAATCACGCAATTGTTCTCGAAAATCTGCCATTATTAGTTCAATAGCATCTAAAGATTTGGTAACGGAAAGCCCATCATAAATGAGGGCACGTCGTTCCATATTTTTGGGAAAGGGCATTGTTCTGGTAAGGGGGCGGGTTTGTTTTGAAGGATTTGAGGAATGCATGGTGTTATAGGTCGGTCTTTCATAATCCGTACAGGGCCGAAACATCGCGCACGGGAGGGCGCAGACGCCTTCACAGCATAGCCTTGTTCGAAAGGGAACTACTGAAACATGGTACTTATTCATGGTCATTAAAAGAGCCTTGAGCAGCTCATAACCTTAATTTTGTTAAAGGTTAATTCTTAATGAATAAATAAATTACTAGTGGATTCAATAGAACTTTAAATTGTAATAAGCCAATTGTCTGGGTAATTCCAATTCGAACGCAACACAAGAAGAAAGATACAATCATCAGGCCAGAATTCACACCATTGCTGGTGTGAACTCTCGATGGCGGATAATATTCATCTTTCTCATGCTGGATTCTAGAGTCTGGGTGACGTTACGTGTCACTACGGCACAGTTTTCTGTAAAACTCCCGATGTGGGAAAAACGTTCTGAAGGGCATTAACAAATTATTATTTAGATAAAATCTCTCTTGACATGATAGACAATCATGGTAGTTCAATTATAAGGAAAATTGAACAGATAATAAATATAATAAAATATAATGTGCATTCACCAACAGAATCTAACTGGGTCAGTAAAAGTAGTTCTTCTTTGTTATACATTTCTGTACGCTACAAAGGGTAAGAGCGTTATTCGAGTGCTTCAATGGTGTACTCGAAAGACACCGTTTGTAAAGGTGGTATTTCAGGGTGGAAGAGACTGCGGGGTCGCAGACTTCCTGCCACATATAACTTCCGAAGAAGTTAATCAGTACAAAGTCTTAGGGGGTTGTCGAAACGTTGAACCGTCATTTCAGACGGTAACACGAACAATCGCTTGGGATCGCGTTAGAGTTCGTCTACATCAAGTGTAACAAGCTAAAGAGTAAGCGGACTACAATAGCTAGGGGGCACGCATCTCCATGGGAAGGGGATACTCGCAAATTTGACAATTTAAATGCTAGTCGCAACTTTTGGGTCGTTGCTAGCACCACTAAGAGGTGGTGGGTAAAATCGTTCGTACTTAATTTTAATTTGTCGTCTCAAAATATTTGTACGTCTAAAGTTGTAAAATTATAAATAGATTTAGGAATCATAGAATCAAAAATATCTAATGTCACTAAGCCATATAGGACTTAATAGTGCAAAAATAGATAATGTATTCAAACC